ATATCTGTTTACTCAATTCTGCGTAAATTCTACTTTCTAAGTTAGCAAGAAACTTGTTAACGTTACTGTTTTCTTTTTCCCGCTCAGCTTCTCTAGCCGCGGACTTTTTATCCGCTTCTATATCCTGCTTGCGCTGGAATGTTAAGTTTTCTATTGTAAGTAAATGACTGCTATAGCCAATACCATTAAATGCTGGACTGTTAAAGTTATAGCGTAACTCATCAGCTGTTGCCGCACTAACGAAAAACATACCTACTAAAAACCCTAATACAAAAGACCAAAAGCCAAACTGCAATACTGCTGATATAGTATATGTTGCTGGGTTTGACTTTTTAAACTTTTGCCACGCCGCTTTTTCATAATCACTTCGATAATTCATCTTTCTTCTTAGCTCCTTGTTCCTTGGCTTTTTCTTTTTCTTCTGCTTTTTTTAAATTTTCTCTTGCCTTAGAATCTAATTCTAATATCATGTTTAACTTTTGATTCAATCTAATCAAATCATTGTCTAACATTCTAATCCTGTCGATCAGTGCGATCAGTGTAGTCTGTGCTTCACTTAATACAGGATCAATTTCTTTTGTTGCCCACTGCCATACATAGTACACAAAATAGCCCAAGCCCATTGCGGCTATAATTGGAAAACCATATTGATTAATTGCACCTACTAAATCGAACTCTTCCATTCCCAATCCTATTTAAACTGTATCATCTCGTGATCTCTGTGAGGAGTATATCCCCGCTTTGCCCACTCTTCGTATCTATGTATATCCCAGTACTGCGTAAAAATATGAGGAGTAAAAAACATTGCTTTGAACTTTTCTGTAATGACTACACAGTTCATTATGTCTTCACCTTCCATCGTTTTTGTTACATACGCTGTATCACAATCCCAAAAATATTTTGATAACTCCTTAAACCCCATTGTGTCGATGTTTAGTGCGACAGCAACCGCCACCGCTGTTAGCATTTATTCTCCTTTATATCCTCTTTTGTCCCACTGCTTAACTCTGTTATGTTCGTGGTACTTTGTAAATTCTTCTTTATTTAGAAACGTTGACTGAAACGTATCTGTAATCTTTAAACAAGGTGCAAGTATAGCACTGGTCATTTCGCCTGACATATAAGCAGTATCGCAGTTCCAATATGCATCTTCAAGTTGTGTAAAATTTAAACTATTAAGGCTTGTTGCGGCTACTAGTATCAGTTCTGCTAACATCAGTCTCTCCTTATATATAATCTGTTCCGTCAAAGTGAATAGCACGACCATTGTCCTGTTCACCGATTGATTCTTGTATTTTAAAAATTTTCTCTGCTCTTTCTCTTCTATTATCTTCTGTTAAATGTCCCGGGAACGTTGCATAATAAATTCCTTTGCGTGACTGTGCAAAGGCTCGCATAATCATAAAGTTTGTTATTTTTTGTAAGCCATATGGCATGTATTGCCATTGTGTGTTGTTTTTATCTATAGTTAAACTATTCCCCCAACCCAATTGCCAGCCAACTTTGGTATGCTCACTTATCTTTGAAGTTAGTAACTTGATAAGATAAACCGGCATCTGACAGTTTATCCATTGGGTATAAGTCCAATTTCGTAATTCTTGTCTGTTGTTTGATACTTGTAGATCGTCAAACTTAATTTGTATACCTGCATAATGGTTAAAGAACACACCATCTAAATTTGGCAGATGTTCTACTATTTCTTTAAGTCTTGTTATGCCTAAGGTTTCCCATGAAATTTCTAAAAAGTTACAATCGTCGATACTATGACTTCCCATACTCCATACAGAATATCCTGCGTTAAGGTAACATTTAGTTAAATCATAACCAAAATTCCTCCCACACCCCACTAGCAGAACATTTTTCAATTAATCTCTCCTAGCATCATTCTTACCGTCTGCTCTAGCAATACGGTTTAAATCTGGTGTAACTCCAAATGCGTTACTCATTAGCGTGTCAATACGTATAACATCGTGGTTCATAGTCTTAACACGATTATCTAATGCGTGAATAATACCTGTGAGCCCTTTAACTGAACCCATAACACCATCTAATATGAAACGCATAGTGAGGAATACAAAGTATCCGCCTGCTATTGCCGCGGCAATTGGAAAACCAACTTCGCCTACAATTTTGAGTATATCGCCCATTCAGAGTTATCCTTATTAGTATTAGGTATTTAGTTATTTTTGGATTGGGTAAAGTGAGCGTAAATAATACTATGAGAAAACTACTGCTATTATTATTTTGTTTCCCGTTGCTGGCTCAAGCAGAATATAAAGACTGGAGCAAGTGGGATAAAGAAATGTTTTGGACTGATATGGCATTAATGGCCACAGACCATTTAACCACAAGAGATATGGCTAGTCGTTATGACGAAGGGTATCAAGAACATAATCCACTATTGGGTGAGCATCCAGATAAGGATACTGTAGATTTATTTTTTCTAGTAAACTACATTTCTCATTATTATATTACAGACTATCTTACCAATGAGGAACATAGAGCTTGGTACTTAACTGCTAGATTTGTAGTTAATGGTGCGGCGACCGTTAATAATCTTAAGATTGGTCTAGGATTTCGATTTTAGTATCGTGCTTGAAACGCTTACAAACTTCTTCATAGAACGTATCTAACTCTCCACCAAACTTACCTGTTAAGTGTTCTGCTAGATCATTACACAACTTAGCATCGCCTGCTTTATTTGCTTCAACAAATTCATTATGTAGTTTTTTCCAATGTTCTAACATTGTGAGTTCTGTCATTGGAATTTTATCTGCTTCTACAATACACCAAGTATCCATTAAATTATTATCAATACGGTTAGGCTCTAACTCTAAGATTAGATAACGTTCGTGCATTTCTTCAGTAGGCTTTTGCCAAATAATGTTCATCTCTTTACTATCCCTTGTTGTTTATATACCTGTTGGACTGCTCGTGCTTGGTAATAACAATCAATAAGTGCATTGTGTGCGCCTTTAGCACCTTTATCCCTAGGATCACCATGTACACCAAACAGTGTACGACTATCACGTATTTGCCAAAACTGCCAAGGTGTTGGACGCTCCATTTGTCTATATAAGTTTTCTAGTATAACAATATCAAATGCAGGACCTTGGCACCAGATATTATTACTGCCAACTAAAAATCTATTAAGTTGGTCAAGCATGTCGTTCATACCTGTACGGTCGTGATCACCTAGTGCTTCCTCACGTACATCTTCTGCTTGTTTGCCCCACCATGCTAGTGTTTCGTCCTGTATGTGTCTACCCATGCTGATTTGTTCATCAACATTACATCTGATATAAAGTCCGTTGTCAGTGTCTACATCAGCGGCCCAAGGATCAAACTTAACAGCACCCAATGTTAGGACCACAGACTCGGGGCGAGTACTGAGTGTCTCTATATCTAACATTATGTCCATAATTAAACGGCTGGTTCTAGTTTAATGTTGAGGGGGAATCCGTTGTTGCGAGCAAGTACTGTAACTTCTACACCTTTTTGCTCAGCTATTTCGTATGGTAGTGTTTTAACTACGCTACTACCATCTTCGTGAATCTTAACAGTAATTTCTTGTGCTGTTTCTTCACTGTGGTGAAAGATTGCTTTCAATGACTCTATTACAAACTCCATAGTAGTAACATTGTCATTAAAATATATAACATTATACATGCTAGGTGGTTTAACAACTACTGTTGTGTCTACCTGGGGTTCTACTATTGTTTCTGTTTTACTCATAGCTCGCAATCATTAGTTATTAGTAAAGTGGGGGAGTATAAACAACTCCCCCGGCTGTTACACTATATTATATTACTTAGCGAAAGTAATTGCAATCTTTTGTGGCTTTTGTTCGTCCGGAACGATGTGCTCAAGACTGATTGCAAGTATACCATTCACTACTGTTGCACCTTTGATCTCAACGTTTTCGTTAAGAGTGAAAGTGCGAGAGAATGTACGGGCACTAATACCTTTGTGTAAGTATTCCTGCTCGTCTTTGTCCTTCTTCTCCCCAGTGACAGTTAAGACGTTGTCTTTGTATTCAACGTTCAACTCATCTTCACCAAAGCCTGCGACTGCAACTTGGATTGCCCAGTTGTTTTCATCCACTTTGATGATATTGTATGGAGGGTAGTTTTCTGCTTTTGAGTTAGCGAACGTACGATTTAGTTCGTTAAACAATCTATCAAAGCCAATGGCGTGTCTGTTAATAGATGCAGAAAAGGTAGGGAGGTCAAAGGTACTAAGTTTGTATGATGTCATAATATTCTCCTTTCATATAAGCAAGTTATGACTTGTGATTTGTAGCCCGACTATCGGCACTACACATATATTTATACAGGAGAATTAGTCTTTTGTCAAGAACTAGTACAATTTTTTGGGTAACTGTTCGTCCATAAGTTTCTTCTTCCAACGACGAACTGCGGCGGCGTGTTTACGCTTACGTTTAGTAGTGGGTTTTTCGTAGAATTCTTTAGCACGTAGATCCTGTAATAGTCCGCTTTCGCTTACTTTCTTTTTGAGTTTGCGTAGTGCTTTATCTATATGATCGTTAGGTCCAACTAGAACTTTATTTCCAAATGGTTTGCCTGGTTTCTTTTCAAAATTAGTTGCCATAGT